CCTTTAGATAGGGATGGTCCTCATTGGCTGGGCCGCACTCTGACCATATCGTCTCAATAGTGGTGGCGGCTATTTCCTGCTTGCGGGCAATTTCGGCATCTCGAAGGATTTTGGCTTGGGCCATGCGCCTGATGTGGGCCATTTCCTCGGTGTGGGAGAGCTTGCGGCCAACGTCGGCGCGCCATGTGGACTCGATCCCTGAACGCCAGCAGCCAAAACGCCCCGCCGGTATCCCGTCGCCGAAGGCAATATACCAGCCCGGTTTATCGCCGTGGCCGCCGGACCCCTTGGTCCCAGAATTAAATCTGTGGACTTTGCCATCGAGCAGGATCTCGCGGGGTGGGGTAAGGCCGGACCCAGCGATGGCGTCCATGAGCTGCTGCTCTGGCGGGTCAATATGGGAGGGGCTTGGAAGAGTGTATTCACCCCCAAAAATACTGGTCAAATCAGCCATTTTTTGACCCCGCCAAGTAATCGCTCAGGGCTTTGAGCACTTTGTAGCTGGGGTTAACAATACGGCTGTCGCGGATAAACCGCACGGTATTGTAGTGGAGCCCAGTGGCCGCAGCCACCATGCTAATTCGCCTGTCCCGAAGGGCAAGCCTGATTTGCTCAATTGTTAGCATTTTGCATTCCGTTGTGGGGTTTTGATATTTCGTTGTTGCAATCTGCCACGACACACTCTACATTGCAAGTGTGATCGAACGGATTTTCCGACCGATCAGTTCAAAGGAGGCCCATGTGGCTATATCTGTAAAAAATACGGGCGGCTTGTCCGCCAATGGCGTAAAAATGTTGGTTTACGGTCAGGCTGGCGCTGGCAAAACCAGCCTCATAAAGACTTTACCAAAGCCGATTGTGTTGTCGGCGGAGGGCGGCCTGTTATCCATTCAGGATGCCAATTTGCCTTACATTGAAATCAACTCAATGGCGGATCTTAACGAGGCTTACACTTGGATGGGCACGCCAGAGGGTATGCAATACAAAAGCGTTGCCCTCGACAGCATCAGCGAGATTGCTGAAGTTGTTCTAAACAATGAAAAGAAAATTGCCAAAGACCCGCGCCAAGCCTATGGCGCGATGCAGGAGCAGATGGCGGACATCATTCGCGCCTTTCGCGACTTGCCCAGCCGCCACGTTTATATGAGCGCAAAACTTGAAAAGTCTACGGACGAAATGGGGCGGATCTTGTATGCGCCCTCTATGCCCGGCAACAAGACAGGCCAGAGCTTGCCCTATTTCTTTGACGAAGTATTGGCCTTGCGCGTCGAAAAGGACGCAGACGGTAATACCCAGCGGGCCATCATGTGTGACAGCGATGGACTTTGGCTGGCCAAGGACCGTTCAGGCAAGTTGGCGGCTTGGGAGGCCCCTGATCTTGGGGAGGTTATTGCCAAGATCGGCGGTGCTGCATGAAGCCGCTTCAAAAATTATCAGCCGAATGGATTGAGGCAAAGAATGCCGAAAAAGAGGCCATTGATAAACGGCGGCTGATTGAGGATGAGATTGTCCGTCTTCTTGAAATTCAAGAGACGGACGAGCGTTCACGCAGGCTTGAGGCTTTGGATAAAGAAGCAAAAAATCTTTATGTGGTGAAAGTCACATGCCGCATCAACCGCAAGATTGACGGTGATCTTGCACAAGAAATTGCAGCGGAAAATGGATTGGAAGGTTATCTCACTTTGCTCTTCCGTTGGAAACCAGAACTCAGCATGAGTGCGTGGGATGCTGTCGGAGATAACGTCAAACAGTTATTTTCACGCGCAATCACAGCGACGCCCGGAAGGCCGTCATTCAATATCACAATGGAGAACAGCAATGGCTAATTTGGGTGAAGTTTTTGAAGTTGAAACGCTGCCGCAGGGCAATGGATCTTACGATCCCTTGCCGCCCGGATGGTATAATGCCACAATGACTGGCGCAGAGTTAAAGGCCACAAAGAACGGTACGGGACAGTATGTTTCTATTCGTTACGACATAACTGGGCCAACCCATCAGGGCCGCGTTGTCTTTGGCAATATTAACATCCGCAATCAAAGCCCAAAGGCTGAAGAAATTGGTCGCCAGCAATTGGGCGACATTATGCGGGCAATTGGCTTGGCCAAGGTTGGTGACACCGATCAATTGATTGGCAATTCACTACAAATCAAACTTGATATTGAAAAGTCTGAGCAATACGGCGACAAAAACCAAGTGAAAGGCTTCAAGGCGATTGGCGGTGGCGCACCTCCCAAGATTGCAACGGCCTCTGCCGCGCCTTCTGTTGCTCCCGCTAAAGCGGCTCCGCCGTGGGCCAAAAAGTAAGATTTAAACCTTACCACCCCCAGTCAGAAATGGCTGGGGGATTTTAGGATTATAGAATGACCAAGATCCCAGAACCCGAAAACACCATCGAAAACCTGATCGACAAGACCCATGAGAGCCGCGCACAGAAGCCTCGCCCCCATATGGGCGCATCTATGCTTGGCCATGCATGTGAACGCTGGATGTGGTTGTCGTTTCGCTGGGCTGTTCAACCAGTGTTTCCGGGGCGGGTGTTGCGGCTGTTTCGCCGTGGACATCAGGAAGAAAAGAACATCATTGATGACCTGCGGTCGATTGGTGTCATGGTTCAAAACCTTGAAACTCAAACCAATGTCAATTTCGGGTCGCACGTATCGGGAAGTATTGACGCCGTAATCAATGGCGGCGTTCCAGAGGCCATGCAAAAGCGGCACATTGGTGAGTTTAAAACGCACTCGCTGAAATCATTCAATGATGTGGAGGCAAAGGGTGTCGAGAAATCAAAGCCAGAACATTACGCCCAGATGCAAGTCTATATGCATGGCACTGGGATTGACCGCGCTCTTTATGTGGCGGTCTGCAAAGACAATGACCGTATTTATACTGAGCGTGTACGTTACAACAAAGAAATTGCGGAGACGCTGGTCGAGAGGGGCAAGCGCATTGCATTATCTGACAGAATGCTTCCACCTATATCGACTGATCCGTCATGGTATCAATGCAAGTTCTGCGCGGCGCATTCGTTCTGCCACGAGACGCACCTAACCGAGCACGTTAATTGCCGCACCTGCGCCCATAGCACACCAAAAGATGACAGCACATGGCGGTGTGAGCGGCATGACTCGGACAACATTTTAGTGGAATACCAGCATATGGGTTGCGAGTCCCACACTTTGCACCCAGACCTTGTGCCTTGGAAGATGAAAGACAGTTCACGGGATTGGATCGCCGTTTATGAAATTGACGGCAATGACGTTTCTAATGGCGAGCCAGACGCTAGTGTGTTTTCTAGCAAAGAGCTGATCGCAAATGCATCGGGGTGCACTGAACCCATGACTAAAGCAGTGAAAAAAGTTTGGCCAAAAGCAGAGGTAATAAAAGGAAAACACCATGAATGAAGGATTGAAATTAGGCCACCATATGGCGGAAGTTGCTGCGGATAACGCGGGAGAAAATTGGAAACGCATCGCCCTTGAGGCTTTTGTAAAACACGCCAAGCAGCATAATTTTTTTGTCACTGAAGATGTTAGAAACGCAAATCCAAATTTGCCCCACCCACCCGACCAACGCGCTTGGGGGCAAGTTGCTTTAGCGGCGAAAAGAACAGGAATTGTATCGGGCCAATCTTTTACAAGAGCCAAAAGCAAAACTGTTCACGGCATGGTTGTAACCATGTGGAAGTCAAATATTTGCGCCAATAAAATAATGGAAAATGACAATGCTCCGTGAATATCAACAAAGAGCAATCGACCAGCTTTATAAATGGTTTGAAGATGGCAACAAAGGCAACCCATGCATTGTTATGCCGACTGGATCGGGCAAGAGCCACATCGTGGCGGCCCTTTGTAAAGATGCTTTGCAAACGTGGCCAGAGACACAGATCCTGATGTTGACCCATGTAAAAGAACTGATTGAACAAAACGCGCAGAAGATGCGCGAGCATTGGCCAAATGCGCCGATGGGCATTTATTCGGCCAGCATTGGCAAAAAGCAACTTGGCGAGCCCATTACGTTTGCTGGTATTCAATCTATTGGATTGATGGCAAAAGAAGTTGGTCATGTTGATTTAATAATTATTGATGAATGTCATTTAGTTAATCACAAAGAAACAGGTGAATATCGCCATTTTATCAAAGAATTAACAACCATAAATCCAGCACTGCGCGTGATTGGATTGACCGCAACACCATTCAGATTGGGTCATGGTTATATTACTGACAAGCCAGCCATGTTTGATGCGTTGCTAGAGCCCGTCAGCATTGAAGAGCTAATTTACAAGGGATTTCTTGCCACATTACGCAGCAAGCACACAAAAGAGCAGCTTGACGTTTCTAATGTGAGAAAACATAGCGGAGAATATATAAAAAGAGAATTGCAAGCTGCTGTTAATAAAGAACCAAAAAATAGAGCAATTGTTGAC